CGGCTTTTACGGCCTTTACGAGCTTTACGCATGGTCTTCTCCAAGGTTAGAGGCGGCGAACTATTTGAAAAGGGAAGTAAGCCACACCCTTATTACCCTTTCGGGCAATTCTTATCTGCGGTGTTTACGGCCACGTTTTGCTGTTTTGTACATTTTCAACTCCTGGTTTGTTGGCGGTTAGAGTCACGTTGACTCTTTCCATACGAGGTTTTATACCCAGTTTGACGCATTGTCAAGTTAGGGCTTGCTTCGCCTTTTTTCAGCGAATCTGTTGATGCCCGTGGCTGGTCAGCTTTGGGGGCTGTCATTGCTTGTTTTGCCATCATCCCACCTTCTTCAAGTCAGGTTTACCCTCTGCTTTGGGCGGCTGTTGTTGCTGTTGCTGTTGAGCTTGAGCCTGTTTCTCTTCCATCTTTTTCAGCCGCTCTTTGAGCAATTGTTTCATTGGCGGCTCAATCAAGTCAAGCAAAGATTCCTTGTCAATGACCTGAGCTTGGAACAATTCAAACGCCAGTTTACGGCTGTCTTCCATAAAGATGGGTGAATTGGAGTGAGCGTCCACTTTCACTACATAGTCCTTGGTGAACTGCTCTGGAATAAATTTATGACCTTCAGTGTCTGTCAGGTGTGTCTTATCGTAGGCTTGCATACACTTGAGGTACAGGGTAGCCAGTTTTTCCAAGCTGTCCTCAATGACGAGCGCACGTTTCTTGGCACGGCTTGAACCCAAACGAGCAAGTTGAGATGCGTGACCAGACGAGCGTACCCCTGCTTCGCCTCGGCCTTGCAAGACGCTGACAATACCTGATGCCTCTTCAAACATCAAGTCAATCTCGCCAATCTCTTTGAACAAGTCTGGCGGCATAGTGGGTGCTAACTTCTCTACTTTGGCATTGGGCATGTCGGTTGCCAGCAAACCGCCAGCACGGTTGAGAGCAAAATTCTTCTCATCCAGAATGCCAGTAAAGCCAATCAGGGCAGTAGGTGGGCTGACTTGTTTTGACAGCATATCCAAAATTTCAGTCATACGCTTATTGCGTAGCTGCTGGAGGTAGACCAGACGGTGAACTTCGGAAGAACCCCAGTAGTAGTCGTACAGTGGGTTGGGACAAATCTGGACAAAAGGCAACTCGCCTTTCAAGAACATGGACTCGCCTGGTCGGTCATAGATGATGACATCAGGGTCAGCTTTGGTGACACACTGATAGTCTTTGGTTTCATCGTTCCACACCCACAGCTCTGTCATCTCTACTGTGTCTTCAGCAACAGTGGCTTTGTAGTTGGGGTTGCCATTCAGGTCAAGGTTGACGTTACCGTACATGGTTGGATTGGACGCAGACAAGATGATGCGCTGTACACCATTAGCTACTTCTGTACGCTCATGTTGTGTGGACATCACCCGCTTGACAATTTCTTCCCGTTGAGGGTGGCTGTACAGACGGTCATACAACTCGGACTTGGTGATGTAGTAAGTCTGGACAATAGCTTCTTGTCTGTCAGAGTATGGGGTGTCTTCTCTCAACACGCCGATGCAAGCTGGCTCTACCATGTAAGGGTGGATGCCGTTGTTCATCACGATTTTGACAAAGGTGGTGTTGTAGCAAAGTGCCCATGTGACTGCGGTAGAGAACACTTGGTCAGCGTTGGAATTTAACCACTCATCGTGCAGAGCTTTTGTCAGTGCGGGAATCTTGATATGTTCTTGGTCAGGGACTGCCGCACCAGTGTTGATGCTGAACCTTGTTGTCTCTGCTGAATAGAGGAACGAGGTCAGTTGGTCAATGTGAGGATAAATCTTGTTGTAGAGAGCGGGGACTTCATCTGGCCCGTTTCCAAACAAGTAGTAAGAACGCAGAGAACCGTAGGTAGGTTTTCTTTCTTCACGGCTGACCAGACATTTCTGAATCAGGTCTAAGTAAAACCGTTCACGGTCAACTGGGTTCTTGGGTATTCTCATCTTTTCACCTGTAAGTTTTCGTGGTCATTCATAACCACACTGGCCCTCGGCCCTTGCAAGTCTCCCGCTGCCTTGGGGTTGATTCCGACCGATTCTCCCGCAACGGATTTGAATTGTCCACCCATCACGGACTTCATGTTGATGTTGCCCCCGCCACCCCAGATTACAGAGTCACCAGGGCGGGTTTGTTTCTGTTGTTGTTGGTTTTGGGCTTGCATAGCGTCTGTAGCCTCTGCAAATTGCTTGTCAGTGAGCTTATTCTTGCGTTTCATGTAGCCAGTTTGGTGCTCACCCGCTTTTGTGGACTTGATGTCCGTCATATCGTACTCAATAGCCAATTGTTTGAGGTTATTGTCGGTTGCAGCCGTCTTTGCCGACCTTGTACCCACTGGTTTGAGGTGAACGACCGATAATATACCTTTGCAGTTCTTCATGGGGCATTTTGCCTCCCATGCTTCAAAGATTCCGTGGTTTGTGCAGTAATAGTCTCTCAAAATACCCATAGTTACCCCCTTAGTGCTTCGTCAAGTGAAATTTCGCTGTAATCGTGCCTGTTTGTCATCCCAACCTTGATTTTTATGCCGTCAGAGGTTACTTGTAGCCCCATTTTGGGCATAAACACGGGCTGAGATTCTTTCCTGTAGTCCACATAGCGGGTGTTATCCCGCCTCTTCATGACCTTCACATTCCCTGCTTTCCACTGTTGGTAGGCTTTACTTACCCTGCGCTGGACGTTTTCGGTCAGTGGTTCACGGTTGTAGATGAATACATCGTGGAAATGCCCCGTACTTATGCCAGCAAGCTCGGCAAAAAGAGCGATAGAGATGCCTCTTTCCTTGTCAGCGTAGAACCGCTGCATGTGTTTTGTGAGGTCACGCTTGGATAACGGGGTCATATCTGTACTCCACTGTGTAACCTTGGGTTTGCAACCACAACATAAACTCTACTTCGCCATGCGATTTGGTTGGGTCAGCAGGGACAACAACATGGTTAGCGTCTACTAACTTCCTTGTCTGGGCGTGGTGACCAAGCAACCCGCCAAAGTTAAAGCCATCTTCGTGAAACCCACGCCCGACATACTCCATGCTGAAATGTTTGGCAATGTCATCAGGGCAATACTTGTATCCGTAGGACTGCAAGACGGGCTTCAAGATGGCTGACAACTGTGCATCCTCATTCCATCCGTGTATCTCATTGCTGTTCAAATGCACGATACCGTGTTTGTTACAGGCTTCCAAGAATCTGCGGCTACGCAGGGAGAAGCCACCATTTTGGACAACCTTGACAGGCTCTGTAGCTTGAGTCCACGCAAACTTGAGGTAGAGGTTACCGTCACCAAAAGCGCAGTGTGAGGGTGCGCCTATGTAATCGTAGTCATAGTATTCAGGCTTGAAGTTCTTGCCGTTCAACACCCATCCATCATCTTGCACGACAAGGCAGTAGTCTGTCTCTATAAAGGCGTACAGGCTGTGCATCATGAAAAGGGAATACCCAAGGTAGTCTATGCCGTGACAACGCTTCCAGACTACATTGCTTGGCAGGTTGGGTGGCTCTTCTATAGAAATAAGTAAGCCCTTACTACCAGGCAACTCCCGCATACTCCTGACAATAGAGGGTATGGCAGATGCTCCGTTGTTGTGTCCGTAAACGGAGACTATGGTGAGTTGGTCATGAACCATACATGCCTATCCTTTTCAAGTAATCACTGACATTTCTGCCAACAGCAATCTGCTCAGGGGTGTAGGACTCATGGGCAGCACTGACGGCACGGGTAATCTTTTGGGCAATCAAGCGAGGTTGAATCTGCTCGGCATAGGCAACAGCGGCAAGCGCAGAGGCAATCACCCTGTCATCTTTCCCACGACCAGGTGCTCCTATGAAGCCACTCTCTCGCACGATACCTTTCATTTCTTCTAAGGTATCCATGCTGAGAATGCCCATCATGCCCCGCTCAAAATAATCTTTCATGTACTGCAACATGCGTTCTTTGCTGTTGCTGGTAGTCAGGTATCCAATACTGTTGGAGAGGCCACCAAGGGTGTCGTTACGCCTCCAGATGTAGTTTTGCATACTGCCAAGCACATCCATCAAGTCCCGCCCTGTAGCCCCGCCCATAGAGCTTGCCAAGCGTTTTAAGTTCCGCAACTCGTTGATGACGGCTTGCCCTGGTCCATTGACTTCAAGGTTTAAGGTGGAGTTCTTGTATGCGCCAGCAAGGTGGGCGATGACCCACGCAAACTGGTAGGTGTTGAGTTCAGAGGTTGCAAACTCTGCTACTTGGTCAAGACCATCTGCGTAACAGCGGTACACCTGAATACAGAACCTGTCTGCCCAATCAGAGCTGCCGTAGGCAGGGTCAGCACCGATAACGTAGTAGGCAGTGTCCACAGGCTCTTCCCATACCTTCAGAGT